AAATAATGATGTATCTGCCATTATAATTTAAATTTATATATATAAATAGTCATTTCTATTTTACTAACCAGGATATGTCCTCTTGACCACCCGGCGTCTTTATAAGATAAGGATTATTCTGCTGAATTCCAACTGTTTTTATAACAGCTTTATTCTTAGCATTTAAGTTAGAGAACGAAGATAATTGAGCTCTTGCTAAGTCCATTCCTTGTTGTCTTAACCTTAAAGCTGTATCTCTAACGTATAGCGCTGTTGCACAAGCCATAAGTAAATCATCATTATATCTATCTTGAGCTTGAGCTTTTCCATTTTTCCATATAAAAACTCGCATTTCCTGTATAAGTCTTTTAGATTGAAAAGTTACTGCTTTTTCTCTAACATACTCTATCATTTTAGCAATAACTAAGGGTCTTGTTCTCATAGACATAGTAAAACCAGGAACTAATTTATCTCTTTCATACTTATGCATATAAGATTCTACAGTATCCATTTGATTAGTAGGGCTATAATATAAATTTCTATATTCTCTTTCCATTATCTGTTCTATAGTAGCCCAGCCTATATTTGCATTTTCTACTACTAATAATGCATCATTATATTCAGATGCTATAGCGACCAATACATTACCAAAATCTTTAGGAGATATCTTACCTTTATATTCAGCTACCTGTACACATTGGTCTATATCAAAAACATGAAATGCTGAGTAGTCGGTCGAATCTCCTCTTGCTACGTCAGCACAAACCATATATGACTTAGAGTAATCAGCTTGTTCCCAGATCCATAAGTTACCATCTACGCCCCTCCTTTCCATAGGATCTTTTTCATATGTTTGCTCATAGTAAGTCATATCTTCTGGTTCGAACACCGTATCACCAGAAGCTAAAAAGTCACAGTCACATTCTTGACCAGCCATTCTAGGTCCAAGATCAGAGTCTTGTTGTTCCCTCCATTCTTGATTACGTTCAGGATGGACGGTCCAAGGTAGTCTAATAGGACAAAAGCTATTTTCTTTTATAACTGCTTTCTCCCAGGTTAAATGAAACCAGTTACCTACACCGTTAGGAGTAGATAAAGCAAGACACTGTCCACCGGTAGCTAGGGTTTGTTGAGCAGCTGTAAACGTTTCGTCAATATTATCTATAAAAGCTGCCTCATCTATTAATAGTAAAGAAACTGCTTCTGATCTTGCAGCATCTGTATTTGATGATTTAGCTGCTATTCTTGAACCATTTTTTAATCTTAAAGATAATTTGTTTTTTTCTACATGCGGTAATCTTAACCATTTAGGTAATTGGTCATACATAAAGATTACTTTAGTAACTAAGTTTCTAGCTGTAGCTTGAGTAGTAGCTAATGCAAGTACGTTTTTATCTTTATGAAAAATCATTAACCATAAAGAGTATGCAGCTGATAGGGTTGATATACCTAATTGTCTTGATTTTAATACAATATTATATTGATTATCTTTAAATAAGTGAAGTATTTTATCTTGGAAAGGATATAAATTAAAAAGTATTCTTCCTCTAGTAGGATGTTGAATATAGCAATACTTTCTCATAAAGTATGCCGGATCTTTAGCGCACTTAAGATATTCTTGTGCGATTATTTTTTTTATATCTTGTGCCATAACTATTTAACCTTAATTCCACTTCTAAATACTTGAGGAGCTAACTGATTGTACCTAATAGGACTACAGAAACCTGTAGGGTTCTTTTTTATATACTCTATAGCTTGGTCATAATTAAAGGACAGGTAGTTACCAAATCCATTATTTCCTGTTGCTACAAATATTATATGCTTTACTCCTTCGCCAAACCAGTAATTAGTAAAATAGGCTAATCTCATCTCAACAGATAAGTCTTTTATATTTTTAATAAGTTTAAGAGCTTTTTCACTATATACTTGACCGAAGTCATCTTTTAACGCAGTTAATATAGTATTTTGGTCAACTCCTTTTTTAAGCAATTCACTTGCTAAAATTTCAGGTGCATTATAGATACTAGTTCTACCTTGAGTAACATTTTCAATATCATTAGCAGTTGCTAAATCTATAAGTTTTTTACCTCCTGTAAATTCATGATCTCTTTTTCCTAAACGAGCAGCAGTACCTTTTACCTCTAAGTATCCATTCCAATTCAAATCACCTGCTTGTCCTTTCATCATTTGTACATCTTTACATAAAGTAGCTATACCTAATTCAGCTTTTCCTACACCTCTTCCTCCTTCCATTCCACCTAATCTTATTAAAGCGTTAGCTGATTCTTTTGATACTATAGAATCTAAAGCAGTCACTAAATTACCGCTCGTATCTAAAGATTCAAAACCTGGTAGTTTATCAAGGTTGTTCATATAAGTTTCTAAGTCTCCATTCTTTGATAAGATATTAAAAATAGCATCAGGTGCATCGGTATCTTCTAAAGTACTACTATCTATATTCTGGTTAGCTATATATTCATCAAATGGAGCTCTGAATCTTCTATTATTAACATATCTATTTAGAAAATCAACTGCTTCAGGGTCGTCTTGAATTTTTGATATATTAGTTTGTAGTTGAGAGTAAGGTGATTCAGTTTGTTCAGTTAGTTCAGCTATAATACTATCTAATAAAGCTTTATCTTCCGGATCGTTAATATCCGGTGTGCCTGTTTTAGACCTCCAGGCCCATTCGGTATATAATTTATCTGTTACGTTCATTATGCTTCTGGTTCGTCTCCAGCTTCGAAATCAATAGGTTCATCTGTTAAGTCTGCTCCGCCTTCTTCTCCTCCTACATCAGGAGTATCTAAGTCAGAACCAGCTCCAGTCCCTGCATCAGCTCCAGGAAAATCTCCTCCGCCTGTATCAGCTGAGCCAAAATCATCAGCTGCTCCTTCTCCTTCTTCTCCTGCTTGACTTGGTAAAGGTGATTGTCTATAGAGAACTTCTAATTTATCCAAAGCTTGTTGATAATCATTAATAGTATTTAAGTAGTATCTTTTACCCATTATTTGAGCTTGAAAACCTTCTCCCATCCACTTAAGTATGTAGTCTTGACCATTTTTCAGATTTATTCTGAAAGAAGTAGGTCTTGGAGATACCCAATCTATACTTTCTACGAAATCTTTAAAATCTTCAGTCTGTAGTTTAACTAAAGCATTTTTCAAAGTAGGAAATTTATTTAAAATTTTATCTGTACTGTCTTCTAATACTGTATCTTTAGGAGCATCTGTATCAGGAGCTTCTTCTGGTTCAGGTTCTTGTTCTTTAATTTGATCTAATAAACTTTCATTTAATAGTCTGAAATAAGAACCAAAGGTACCTTTTAATTTTGTTCCTGCTTCAATATCTTCTTCCATCACTCTTCTCATTTTAAATCTTTCATATTGTTCAGGATGATTTTTCCTTAGATAACTTTGAAGTTTTCTGAAGTTAGTTTTCATTAATTCAAAAAGATCCTTAGCATCTTGATCTGCTTTTACAGCATCTCTTCCCATAAGTACTTTTATATCCTTAAGTATTTTAGAATATCTATTATATAAATTTTCAAATGAAGGAAGTCTTATAATAGCATGTTTTACAGCTCCAGTAACTTTATCATACGAAACTGTATAATAATAACTTTCATAGTCCTTATCTACATAATCTCTATCTGGATGTCCAGGAGCAGGTCTACCTCTCCAGCTAACGTTTTTTTTAAAACCTTTTTTTATGTTATCAGGAATATCTTTCCACTGAATAGTATTAGGCTCTTTAAAATCTTTTTCTAAATCAAAGCTATCATCATCTTCTTGTTCTAAAAGAATATCTGTGTAAGATTGTAAAATAATATTTTCTAGATCTTTTCTTTTCATATTATTATTTGCTTTTTTTCTTGTAACCTTTATGCCAATGTTCGTTTGAAGTTTTAATATCTAATTCACTAACAGGTATATCTTTCACTGTCTTACCACTTTCAAATAATACATCATAATGAGTAACTACATATTTATTACCTTCTTTAACTAAAGTATGCTTTTCTGGAATACAGTCGCCTTTACCATATTTTTCATGTACTACTTTAGCAGCACAATCGTGTTTATATCCAGGAGCTTTTTCATCTACATTAGGGTCTAATTGTTGATTTCTATCTTTATTAGCTACCGCTTTGTCTAAAGCATCTTCAACTTGTTTCTTTTTTCTATTTAGAGACTTTAAATGATCTATTACTGAATGTCCTCTATACTCATGCTCGCCGCCTTTTTTCTTATATAGCTTTGCAAGCTCCTTCATCTTATCTACTATCATTCCATGAATTTTCTGTAATGTAGCTATTGAATGTTTACCTTTTGGTAAATCACTATCTAATGCTTCATTAGGATAATCGTCATCTTCTAAATCATCATATCCATATTCTTCTAATCTATCTACTTCACTACCTAATGTAGTATCATATCTGTTATTAGAGTAAGCTAAATTGAATACTCCGTATCCTTCCATTCTGGACATTTCGTTAGGAAAATTTTGTCTTACTATTTGACGAGCTGTATCGCCTAGCTCTTCTACTTGGTCAACTATATCTCTTAATTCTCTAAGAGCTTCATCTTGATCAGCGTTTTCAGTTACTCCTTTATTTTCTAAAGCTAGTTTATCTAACATAGGTTGCTTTTCTTTTGAATCTAAATAATGGAAAGCTTTCGATAAATAATCTTTAGCTAAAATTAGTTTACTTTGCCACCAGTTTGGAAAATCTACTTCTCCATCGAATTGATCATATTTAGCTAATTTTTTATATAATTTAGCTGCATATGAGGCAGATTCATAAGCAGTACTTTTCAACATACTAGGCTCATCGTCTTGATGACCAACGTCCATATCTTCTTTTATACTACTAGGGTTTCTTAATAAACTAGCTAAAGCTTTTATAGCTTCTTTTCTATATTCAATATCTTTAGGCATTTCACCTGATTTAAGAATATCAATTATTCCTTTAATATATGCATATTGTCCGTCAGTAATAGATACTAAATCATCTTCATTTACACTAAATGGATTAACAGGTTCGTCTGAATCCATATAATTTTGTATAGTTTTAAGACTAAGTTTATAATCTAACGCTAATGCTGCTATAATTTCGGCAGCTTCTTCTCTTTCTTCAAATCCTGTTTGATTAGCCCTAGTTCTTATTATATCTTTTATAGTATCCATATCACCTCGAACTTCTTTGACTAACGTATCTAAATATTTAGCTTGAGCTCCATGACCTTTAACAGATTTTTTCAACTGCTTAACTATCTTCTTAACTTGTCCTTTTTCAGCTTTAGATAATTCTGCTTCTTTTACTTTTTTGGTATAAGCCATATTAGTAGGATCACCATCTGATAATTTTATCTTAGTAGTCATTCCATCACCTTCTTCTATATCTTCTACTGATGAATCTACTACATCTACATCTGAATTTCTTAAATAAACAACTGCATCATAAGTGATAGCTTTTTCTTCAGGTCCCATAAAATAAAATATAACGTTACCTCTACCATCATTATCTACTATATCGTGTTTATGTCCTCCGTATACGTCATTACGTAAAACATCATCAATAACTCTTTGTGCCTTTTTATATTGTGATCTAGGTACTTTTATATAGTGATGATCATCTCCTTCTCCTTCTTTTATTCCTTCAGCTGCGTCTTTAATTTTTTCAATATGACCATCTAAGTAGTCTACATTTTTTACGTTTATGCCCATAGATTGAACTTGGTCTTTAATAGTCTTAACTATATACTCAGCTGTATTGAGAATCTTAGCAGCATAAGCTGAGTCTTTTAAGGCTTGTATTTCATGCATAAACAATAAATCATGCAATTTACCTATTCTAATTACTTCTTCTTTATTGAGGTCTCCATAA